TTTGCTATGTCGGTCCGCTGGCTAGTAAAGCATTACCTAGCAGAGCTGAAACCAAATAGCGGCTCATCCATGCGTGACCAAGTTACTCGACTTGAAGCGCGTGTCGATACCATTATCACACCCTTAGATTGTCAAGGCTATGATCTCCACCTGCTTTGCGTGGGATGATGTGATCGATATGCATCTCACCCTCATCTGTGCCACACAATTGACAGACTCTTCCATCTCTGGAGAAGATGCGTTCACGCTGCTCTCTGTACCTACGAGAGTTCAGCTTATCTAGTGCCAATTGTAATCCTTCCAATGCTTCCATGCCTTACAAGTATCATACTCGTATCTATTGTGTATGTACTTCAAGCCCCACTTAATCTGTTGCTCTATAGATGCATCTCTTAGATAGATAGATCTGCCTTGAGGAATACCATAATGAGATCCATTAACAGCATTAGGATTCCATGCGCTTTCCTTACCCCACAATAATCCTAAGCATCTCATCTGTTGTTTATCATCAACTAAGATAGATGCATATTCTCTTGCTGTTAGTTCTGGTTGGCTTGGTATAGAGCTACCTGCTTCAGGAATGAAGCATAGGACTCCCATCAACCCTGCTAGCACCCCCCGAGCTACGCCCCTAAGGGGCTCGGGGTGAGCCTTTGAGAGGCTCTGCCCTGACAGGGTAGCAGTAAGGTCAAGTACATTTGTAAAAGTGCTGGTCAGAGCGGCGTGTCGCTTCATTGTGACCTCCTTTGATTGCCCTGTGGATAACTTCTGTGGATAACTATTTAATGAATAAGACCCAATGAGTACCCATGCGCTTACCGCTTGGATGACCCAGAATAGGCTTTTGGTCTGTTAGTTCTAGGATTTCTTTGAGTCCAATAGACACTTCATTCCACTTGAACACTAAAGTGCCATTAGTCTTTAATACTCTAAAGCACTCAGCAAAGCCAGCAGTTAAATCTTCGCGCCATGTCTGGCTATCAAGAACACCATACTTCTTACGCATCCATGACTTCTCAGACAATCTCAGCATATGTGGTGGATCAAAGACAACCATCTGGAATGTCTCATCTGGGTATGGTATGGCTCGAAAGTCCATAACCTCATCAGGTTTAATCTTGATAGTTTGACCATTGGTGAGCAGATGTGTTTCATCCTCTCGAATGTCTCCAAATACAACTCGGTCGTCTGTCTTATTGAAATAGAACGATCTCATGCTACTTGCTGGATCTAATACAGTTTTCAATCTTTTCCCCATCCTTTGCCCTTGAAGTGAATTGGATTAGCTGCAATAACCTTAACCATAGGCTCATTGCAGTATGTGCATGGTATTACTGGTCTATCGTGCCATCCATGGGTAATTTCTTGACTGAGATCACATTCTGTGCATCGGTAGTCATAGGCTGGCATGTTAGACACTTCCTTATCATGTAAGACCCACAGCCTGTGCAGCGGTCAATGTCTGCCTCTGTGGGTTCTGTATCGAGATGACCATACTTAAGTACGAGTAGCGGTAATAGATCCTCTAAGCGGATGATGGCGGCATACTCACGCGCATCTTCACCCTGTCCGTTTAGTCGTATTACCCCGAATCCGAATTCCCCCGAAACAGATGTGCGGGCTTTTAATTGCTTCAAGTACGCCAATGGTTGAAAGCCTGATCTTGCCTTGACTTCAACATCAAAGGGCACATTCACAATGTCCTTACCGCTACCCCTTCCGACAGTTGCACCGCTCCACACAGTCGATAGGTACTGTGCGACTACGCGTTCTGTACGGAATCCTCTATGTTTCCTTGCTTGACTAGCCATGAAGCATAAACCCCATAACTAGACCTGCAATAAACATGGTTATTATCATGGCTGTAAAGAGCTTATCGTTAGCCATTGACTGCCTTACATTTGCGGCATTGCCATGCCCCTACGACTGGCTGATCATCCTTGAAGTGAATCTCTGCCACGATGTCATGAGCTGCTGTTGGCTCATTGCACAGCTGACAGTTGATAGTGTCAAAGAGTGGCACATCTTCTAGATTAGTCCACTCGCCTGTTGTCTCATCAAAGTATTCTACAAAGCCCATTAGCCAATCCTCTTTTCGTATCCGCACTTCTTACATCTAACATTCCAGATAGATTGCTCAGGATCTATAACTTTCCAATGATAATTTCTGCATAATAAATGCCTTAATCTTTTCATCACACCCACGCCTTTTGCGGTGCAAACTTGCCATCCGCTCCTAAGTTGTACCACTTGGTAGGGCATCGATGAGCAGATGACACAGCTGAGTTGCAGAAGTAGCCACCCCATGCCTTGCCGTTCTTCTCGCCCTCTTTCCATTGCATGTGACCATGCTCGCATGATGGAGCTTCTACTGCTTCAGGCGTTCCCATGATTGCAGCCACAGTCTCCATAGCCTTGTCAAGCGTGACAGGCGCATCCACGACCTTGTTGTATTGACCTACAGGTGTTGTCCAATAATCCTGATCATCTGCCTTGACCTCTTGAACAGGTGGCTTAGGTGTGGACTTAGCAACTACCTTGGTCATTTCTTCGCGGCTTGGTCTCTTTCCTTTAGGAGCATAACCTGCATTTGCAAGCGCTCTGCCGATTGCCGAAGTCTCGCAATTCTCCAATGCAGAAGTCTGATTGACACCTCTTGTAGTAACTGTCTCCTCAGCGTACCCTGTTGCCCACGCGAGGCTGTCACCAGCATCCTTAAATAGATACGCTTTAACAATGTATCGAGTAGCCTCGACAACTTCCAACTCAGTTGAAATCCTAAACGCTGGATAGTCCTTAATAAACTTTTCAAGTCTCACCTCTACTGGCTCGTAATCGGCTAAATTAAACATAAAGCTCGTTCTCCTCTGTTGCTAGTTGTCCACCAATAGCCGCATAACTAGCCATGTCTAGCCAATGGTCGATCTTGTCTGCTGATTGATTAGTCCTTGCAAGCTTAACGAGTACCATGATCCCTGCGACTTGATAATCATGGATCGGTGTCTGTAAGTATGCTGAGAGGAGCATTGCGGTGTGTTGCAGGTTATCCGCAGGGTGACCATACGAAAGCCCACGCTCAGAGATTGTGTCTGTGGCTGTGAGTAGGATTTCATTGGCTTTCATTCTTGACCCTTGTAGGTACGACCACGATGGTATCCATCCCGTACACCCTTATTGTATGAGGTGCGCTGAACATCGATGATAATCAAGGCAAAGCCTATGCACATGCCTATCAAGCTGATAATAAATAGTTTATCTAAACTGCTCATAATTTAACCTAACTGTGCCAATGCCCTTGATTGGCTACAGGATTAGTGTTGCATAAATGACAGACGAATCAAGCCTATTTAGGTAACAAAACGATAACGATTTAGAGCTAAATTTAGACCTATCTGGCTCGTCCGTAGGACTTTCCAGCCACAATGAATGTGCCATCCTTCTCAATGTTGATTAGATCCACTTGAACCTTAGATTTATTCACATAGATAATGGCAAAGGCTTGCTGCCAGTTGGCTACACCCTTGGTGTATGCAGCTTGCTTGAAGTCCATAAGGTTGCCTACCTCAACACCATGCAGGACACGCCCTATACGCCCTCCAGAAGCCTCTGAGAAGGCTGAACGCCCTGCTCTGTGAGTATGACCTGAGATAACATTCTTTCCATGCCTACGAGCCGCCTCAAGGGCTGATAAGCCCCCTTGTGGCTTGATGGGTGTGTGGTCTCCATGGACTGCAATCCAGTTAGGAGCAACCGGCATCGGGTTCTTATGGAAGGTAATACCTAACTCATCAAAGCGCATAAACTTCTCAAAGCGAAGCTCAGGCAAAGCACCAAAAGCAGGTACTTTAGCCATGATGATGTTATACAGGCGGTCTGTATGATTCGATCTAATGCAGTCTGTGACACCTAACTCCCAGAGAAGATCCACAGCCTCGTTGCGGTCATCGTCTAGGGTCTGGGCATAAGAACCCATGCGCCCTTCTTCCCACTTGCTTATCTGGGGAAGGTCAATCTCATCGCCAATTGTTACTACTTGATCTGGCTTAAACTTCTTGATGAAACTTGCAACATTGCGGACTGCGACCTTGTCCTGATAGGGCACTTGAAGATCGCTCAAAACCACTATTCGCTTAATCGTCATCCTCATCATCCTCGTAATTGCCGAACTTTTCTGGATCGACAGGATCAGGCAAGATCCAATGAGGGTAAGCCTGTGGCTCGGTAATCATGAACATCGCTATGTCCTCAGCAAAACCCGCCCGCTTCAAGGATGTGAAATACTCATAAAGCCCAATGCAGTAAGCATCGAGCTTTGAGTAACCTTGCTCCTCTAGCGCCTTAGTTGCTTTTCTTGCCATGGGATAATTGTTACTTCTCTAAGAGTGTGATAATGGTATCGACACGCGCTTCAAGTCGAGTAACTTGGTCACGCATGGATGAGCCGCTATTTGGTTTCAGCTCTGCTAGGTAATGCTTTACTAGCCAGCGGACCGACATAGCAAAAGAGCCCACAATGGTTGTCACCGCAGCCACAATCGCTGCGATGTCTTGCGCACCCATTACTTTTTAGGAGTGGCGTATCCGAATACACCTGATAAGACAGCCATAAGGACTGCGCGATAGTCAAGGTCAAAGTTGCTAGATGCCCATGCAGCAAGGAACGCTCCAGCAGCAAGGTAAGCAGGGTTCTTGATGTTCTTCATTATTCTCCGCCTAACATAGATACTTGAAAAAACTCACCATCAGTATCAGCTTCTTTCTTAAAGCTGAAGTGAGCGTGTTTCTTGTGTGGGTTTGCGCCCTTGTACTTCCTTTTAATAAATCTGTACTGTGATGAGTAGATGTACCCATCGAAAATAATGTAAGAAATACGGGTCTCTTGCTTTGCTTTACAGGCTCTCCGAAGCTGATCAACAAGATCGGGCATAATGTCTGGTTTTGATCCCTTGAATAGGTCACGATCGACATCAATGGCACGAACCCAGCCCTGCTCATCTGGATTATGATCAGACTTGCGAGCAGAGTGTCGGGTATCACCGATCCAACCATCCGATGTGCGGTCACGATCTGGGAACGAGTCATCGAATTGCTCGCGTAGTTGAACAGCCGCCTTAGAGAGCTTTACTTTCACAGTCCAAGTGCTGCCTTTA